GACCTTCTAATACCTCTAATTCCCCCTGCTATTGGCGATTGTAATCCTTGTTCCTCATCCATTTTGTTCTTGTTGTGCCCTTAAATTTTCTTCCTCAACGTATTGTTGTAAAAGTGAGATGTAAATCTCTCTTTCCCAAGGCATCATATTTTCTAGTTCTGTTAAACTATATTTATGGTGCTGCATCAAAGCAAAGTTTAATTTAAAGTATGACACTAGATCTTCATGTGCCATACTTATCCGAAAAAACTCTGCAGCCCCTCTATCTTAACTTCACTTTCAACTTTTGTATTTGGATTAGTAACTTTAATCGTATGAGACAATTTAGGCATTGTCACAAAGAAATTTTCAACTAATTTGAATTGACTTGAATTGAGTGACTCCACAAAATCAGACAATTCTTTTTTTGTACACTCCTCAGATGCCCAAGATTCCTCCTCAGAATAAACTTGATCAATACAAGATGCAATTAAATCAAAAGTGTCATCAACACCCATATTTTCAACAGCACCAAAATTATTCTTGATAAATTCATTCAAAGATGGATATTTCATCCTCAATGTATAAACATCATCTAACTTTATATCCTTTGTGTGATTTTCATCTCTCTGGATTTTTATACTATCAATATTGATTGACATTGGAACTTGCGTCTTACCATCGTCTGGACAAGTAACCATTACTTCAATATCTTCACCCACAGATTTACCACGGATATTCAAAAACAAATACTCAATATCAAAGGTAGATAATTTTTCTACTTTAATACCTCTTGTTAATATACACTTTGAAATAACATCTTTTACAGATCTTACAATTTGTTTGGTATCTTGAGATTCCATTGCAAGAATCAATATTTTTTCTTCTTTCACTAAGAATGGTCTAAATTTTACCTTTCTATTAGATGAAGGAAGTGTCAACTCATATGTTGGAGTTGAAATGGTTGGTAAAGGCATAATATTCTAAGCACTTCAATGTCACTATTTATAGGGGTTTTCAGGGGTTAAAAACCTGTCCCATCACCGAATCTAGTATTCGCAGAACCAGTCCTTGTTTCTCCATTTACGAAACTATATCTAGTATTAGCGTTAAGAAGAGATAATCCACTTGATATTTCATTTAAACTATTACTATCATTATAGACCCTGCCATCTCCTTGACCTGATCTTTGACCACTAAATCTACGATTATTTAAATCTATTCCTAAAGCTCTTGCTAATGAAGAAGATTCACCACACAAATATCTATCATAACTAAATGATGCTGTTGCTTTTAATACTTGAGAATTGTTATATGAAACTCTTGTAGAATTAAGTGATAAAGGAAATAATCCTATAAACCTGTATTCTAAAAATTGAAAATGATTTGCTTCAAATTTTACAATCCTTGTATCATTTGATTTGTAATCCTCTGGATATCTCATTTTAAAATGATATGCATCTCCTGAAGGATCAGAATTAGATGAACCTGAAATAAATTCCATCCAATGTTCTAAAAATCGAAGAGATTTATATTCATTATCCACTATAAAATCAAAATTAACTTGTGTAAAATTACGAGTATGTGCAAATCTTTCAATAACTCCCTGATAATCTCCAGCAGTGTTTAATGATGCCATCGCACTTCCTGGTAACACAGCATCACTACAAAGAAGTCCTACATTATCTGATATAAAACGATCATTAATTCCTTTTTGTCTTAGAAATCTACGACAATCTCCTCTTGGTAGAACAAATTTTACTAAAAATTTTGATGTCTGAGCTACATTCTGTAACTTAGGCATTATATCTGATATTCTCCTCGGTCTTGGTGCTGGCACTCTAAATACTTCTATAGTATAGTTATTTAGATGGCTTATAGGGGAAAATACTATCCATCCTTTCCTAGAAAGTACAAAGGTGATCCAACTAATATCATTTACAGATCACTCTGGGAAAGAAAGTTTATGGTGTATTGTGATAAAAATGCAAAGATACTAGAGTGGGGGAGTGAAGAGATTGCTCTTCCATATATTTCACCACATGATAGTCGAGTGCATAGGTATTTTCCAGATTTTTATATTAAGGTGCAAGAGAATACTGGTAAAATAAAAAGATATCTTATCGAAGTCAAACCATTGAAGCAAACAACAAAACCAAAGAAACCAAAAAGACAAACTAAAGGTTACATCCGTGAAGCATTTGAGTATGCAAGAAACCAAGCAAAATGGAAAGCAGCACGAGAATATTGTGCAGACAGAATGTGGGAATTTAAAGTAATTACAGAAAAAGAGTTAGACATATGAGTCGCATAGATCCTATAATGAAGAATTTTATCGGAACAGAAAGTCCCGATGATTTAGCAACAGAAATATTAGGAGTATTGACTGAAGGAAGTAATGTTCCTGAATCAGGAAATTTTTATGTTTTTGTATATAAAGCAAAAACACCTGGCATTGCATATGACTCACATCCCCTTGTTGCTGTAACTGATGTTTTTCAATGGGGATTCAGAGGATTAAACTACCATTGGGGGGAAATGAGGCAATATACCTTTCCAGAAGTAGTTGGAGGTTTATATAAAGTTGACGAAATGGAGTTGAGAGATCTAAGAACTTTACCTTTTGTAAAAATCATACTAAATACTTAAAAAAGATAATATAAATGGCTTTAGGTACTTGGAAAGAAGATCCAAAAGAAAATGCAATACTACAGGAAACCTACAATGAACTTGGAGGGAATAATGCTAATCTATCAAATAGCCAAAAATTAAGAATTTCAGAGAAAGCACATAAGATAGCAGGTAAAACAAGAGTTGCTAATGAACAAGAATCTGGTAGTTCAGGTCATGATTCTTCAATATATTTGTCATATCCCATAGCAAGGACAAATTCAGAGAAGACAGGTGATACACTTAGAATAAAGTGTCTAGAGTATATACCTCCAGAAAGTGGAGCTGGATTAGGTGTTACTGTAAAAAATGCCTTTTATGAAACAGAAGGTGGTGAAAGAAAATTTCTTGATAAAAAAACTAGAGAGAAACTTGCACCTGGTTCACAAATAGAAATACAATCTAGTTTAGAGGATGCAAACTCAAGAATAAGCAGAAAACAAAAAACAAAATATTATATTGAATTACCCATTCCACAAGAGGTAAATGATTCAAACTCTGTAACTTGGGGAGAGGATAAGGTAAACGCATTAGAATTAGCAGCACTATCCGTTGCTCAAAATGCTATGAAAGGAGGAGTTGGAGAGGCAGCTGTCAACACAGCTAGGATAGCAGTAGAAGCATTAAATACTGGTATTAGTATTCCAGGTATTCAAGGACAAACTCAAGATGCAATAAGAGCTGCCATATCTGGTGCAGCGATTGGACAACTTGGTTCGCAAGTTTCAGCACAAAGTGTTATCGCACGTTCAACTGGCCAGATATTAAATAATAATCTTGAATTATTATTTGCAGGAGTCAATTTAAGATCATTTCCATATAGCATTACATTTTCACCACGTAGTCCTAAAGAAAGTAAAGTTGTAAAATCTATAATTCGTTCATTAAAACAATCAATGGCACCAAAGGCAGGTGAATTTAATGAAACCTCACAAGGTATCTTCTTAAAATCACCAGATGTATTTCAATTAGATTATCTAAAAGATGGAAGAAATCATCCATTTCTTAATGATTTTAAATTATGTGCTTTAACAGGTATGACTGTAAATTACACAAACGCTGGAACATATGCATCATATGAAGATGGTACTCCAGTTAACATAAGAATGAATTTAACATTTAAAGAACTCAATCCAATTTATAATGAAGATTATTTACCAGGTAATGGATCAGGAGACGGAGTAGGATTCTAATGCCATATTTTAAAGAACTACCAAACATAGCGTATCAATCACCGTTATCACATAAAAACTCATCTACTGATTATATTGTTATAAAAAATATATTTCGTAGAACAAAACTTGCAGATTATTTAAAAGATGCAGCTTCAATATTTCAAAAATTTGTAATAGGTGATGGTGATCGTCCAGATACAATAGCTGCAAGAATATATGGAGACTCAAGATTAGATTATGTTGTAATTTTAATGGCAGGTATAACAAATATTCGGCATCAGTGGCCACTACAAGATTATCAAGTTTATGATTATGCTTTATCAAAATATGGTTCTGAAGAAAAAATGAATGAAATCAAATATCATCAGACTTTTGAAATTAGAGATGAGCAAGACAGACAAATATTACCACCAGATTTGATTGTTGACGCTGATTTCAAAATTGATGGTACTGCTCACAAATTTCCATCTACCACAAGATATACAATCAGAACAGATGCAGGATATAAACAATTAGATGATAAAGATGAATTCACAGTTGCAACAGATAATATTGCTCGTGCTGTAACCAATTTAGAATATGAATACTCTGAAAATGAAAAGAAAAGAGAGATTGATATTTTAAATTCTGGATATTTACAAACTTTCTTAAATGACTTAAGGGATATAGTAAGATATGATTTAAGTTCAAGTTATATTAGTCCTAACTTAGCAGCAACAGAAAATACTGAAGTAGTTAACCCATAAAAAAGGAGTCCGAAGACTCCTACTTAAAAATTAAATTAATCCAAGCTGCGATTACTAGGAGAGTAAGGCAGAGTTGATTATATTTCATTACTCCTCTGCAAGTTTGGCGAAGTATGATAGTGCATCATCCTCTTCTTCTGCAACTGCAGGAGTTGGTTTTGATACAGCAGCAGTTACTAACTCTTCTGCTTCTCCACGATCAATATCCTCTTCTTCAA